ACATTCATCCGAGCGAAAAAGATACAGGATTCCTATAACGATTCCCTGAATGGAACAGCAGAGGCGGCAAAAAAGGCGGCCGGAGCTTTGGCAAAATTTGATGACCTGGATGTGCTGCAAAAGCAGGACAATTCCGGCGGCGGTGGAGGTGCGGGTGCTGATGGAGAATTTGAAGAAGTACCAATAGATAATAAATGGTTGAAAATAGCCGATTGGTTAAAAGAAATGTGGGAAAACAGTGACTTCTATGAGCTTGGTAAGTTCTTGGGGGAAAAGCTGAAAGAAGCTCTGGATAATATCCCGTGGGATGATATCAAAGAATCTGCTCGGAGAATTGCTCACAGTATAGCAACCTTTATCAACGGATTTATTGAGGTTGAAGGTCTTGGATACTCGATTGGTACAACGCTTGCACAGGCTATCAACACCGCATTTGAGTTCTTGAATGAATTTGTGCATACAATTCACTGGGATTCGATAGGTGCTTTTATTGCAGATACCTTGAATGGTTTTTTTGAAAGCATTGATTGGGATGTTATTTATGACACCTTTGTGACAGGAGCTAAAGGGCTGGCAGATGCGATCAATTCGTTTACAGATTGGTTTAACTGGGACAATGTTTCAAATACAATATCTAATTTAGTCAATACGTTTGTCGATACCGTGTACACATTTTTTTCAACCGCAGACTGGGAGGCTATTGGAGCCAATATAGGTCAACAGATTTCCAAAACTGTAAAAAATATTGACTGGAAAGCGGCAGGCGAGGCGTTTTCAAAAGTAGCTACATCTATTCTCGAAATGATAAAGGCGGGATTGGAAGAAATCGATTGGGATGAAGTTGGTATTGCAATCCGCGACTTTTTGGTAGGAATTGATTGGGCAACGCTTTTGAAGGATGTGGGCGACATCATTTCAGAGACACTGAACGGCTTGATTCATACAGCATATGCAGCTCTTGGCGGAAATGATGAAGAGTTTACAAAATGGCAGGAAAACAATCGAAAAGCTCGTGATGAAGCTGGAAAGACTTATGAGGAATTAGGGACAAAGGCAGAAGAATACTTGACCCGTCAGAGGAAAATAACAGATCCGTCAACATGGGATATTACTATAGTAGCTAGAAAAATGGCTCAAATTGCATCTGAAGCATTTGACGGTATGATGGAATCCCTTTCTAATTTCTGTGAAGCTGCTGGCGCATTCTTGGGCGAAAAATTTACAGAAATCACAGAAAATGCCTCGTTAAAGTGGAGCGAGTTTAAGATATGGTGGGATGAGTTTTGGACAGAAATTTTGGAAAATATATTGTCGGTGTGGGAAAATATCAAATTATTTTTCGCGGAAACCTGGGAATCCATCAAAGAGACTGCAGGGGTAATTTGGACACCGATCAAAGAATTTTTCCTTGAAATCTGGGGAGAAATCCGTGATAAAGCGGTGGAGATTTGGGAAAAAGTAAGAAGCACATTTGAAGAAAAGATGAACAAAGTCAAGGAAAAATCGACGGAGATTATCAAGAAATTTGATGACTTCAAAACGAGTGTAAAAACAGTTTTTGAAGCTGTGAAATCCAAAGTCGAAGAAACTATCAAGCCGGTTATTGATTTGATTCAGAATTTTACAGATAAAATTCGTGCTGCAATCTCGGCGGTTAAAGACTTTTTTGCAAGTGGATTTGAAAAAGTGGGGGAGATATTCGGCGGAATATTTACTGGTGGAGGATCATCGCATACGCGAACAATGTCCACGCAGCCGTATGCCATAAGCGAAAGCTTTGCATCTCGTACCCTGCGAGATATCCCGGCGCTTGCATCTGGCTCGGTAATCCGTGGCGGCAACCCGTTCCTGGCGATTCTGGGCGACCAGCGGGCAGGGCAGACCAACATCGAAGCGCCGATAGGCACAATCAAACAAGCTGTATCGGAGGTAATGGCAGAGAGCGGCGGCGGATTTAGAACGGCGAAAATTGTCTTGCAGGTAAACGGGGTAGATCTGGCGCAAGCTACACTGCAGGATTTCTTATCGGAAGCAAGCAGGCAAGGATATGATCTGGAGGTGATCGGAGGATGATTTTTACACGCGGCATATACATAGATGGGGAGTATTTTAACATCCCCATCGTGTCCATAAAAAGAAACGCGGATTTCCTCGACAAATTCGCCGAAAGAGTTGAAGCGGGAGAGCTCCTGCGTGAATTGATAGGCGTGTATTTTAACTACACAATGTCGGTCGGGAAGAGCAGCTCGTTCCCGGATGGCGTATATAAACGTTTCTGGGATAAGGTTACAGAGCCCGTCCCATTCCATATTATTTCGCTGCCGTCAGATCCTGGTTATTACGAATACACAGCTTATATATCCAGCGTCTCTGATGAATACGAGAAGATAACACAGGATAGCGCTGATTATAAAGGGTTTACCTGCAAGTTTACGGCGAAAGAACCGGCAAGGAGACCATGATGAAAACAGAATTTTATGTCGAATACAATCTGTATGACACGACTGCTCTGCCTGATGCAAAAGAAAGCACAGAGAGCAATGCTGCTTTTGGGGATATGGGGCTGTTTAAGTCAAAAGGCAGCCCACCAAAATACGCTACACTGGAACATAATTTTTTCGTGTTGGATGGGAGTCTTAGCGAAATGCCAGACACGCCGACGGACATCCCATTTTTTTCGGATGTGCAAGCGGGCGCAGATGGAATTTTCACAAAACAGCCTGTAATCAGAATAGATTTTACCGAAAATCATACCTCTATCGGGCTGACTTTTCATTTTTCGGAAACATTCCCGCTGGAGATGGAAGTGACATGGTACGACCTCGGCGGTACATATAAATCGCAAAAACGTTTCTTTCCGGACAAACTGAATTATTTTGCCGAAAACCAGGTGGAGGAATACGGACGCATTGAAATCCGATTTGTACGTGCCCTACCGTGGCACAATGTAAAGTTAAACTATCTCGAGTATGGCACAACGTTTATCTGGGGTCCGGATGTCATAAAAAGCGCGAAGCTCGTAAATGACACAGATCCTATCAGTAACCAAATCAAGACGGACAAGATTACGTTTGACTTTGTTGACCCTGATGATGATTTTAATATTGGCAAAATCGACGGGTTGCACAAAACATTGCAGAAAAAGCAGAGAATGTTACCCTATGAAATCGTTGACGGCG